CAATGGCCTCATACACGAGCACACCAGCAAGTCGGATCGGATCAGGAATGTCGTGCTGGCCTCCGTTGGAACGGTGGCCAAGAAAGACATAATGTACAGATGCCCAGACATCAGCGTCGGCATGGTAGAGGCAACTCTCCGAAAGATGCAGGACGAAGGCGTCATCTTCAAGACGGGCAATGGGCGCGGCACCGCCTATGCCAAGGTTGAGTGAAGGAGACTTCAAAGGAAACAGACATATGCCAGAAGAGAAAGAGAAACCAAAGATAGGCGACGAACTTGTCGTGTCTATCAATAAGTTCGCTGCAGGCATCAAGCCAGAACTCATGCTCGCGCTGACCGAGAAGCTGGGTGTTTCGATAGATCGCGAGGCTGTGAAGAAGCGTCGCAAGGAAATAGCCCAGACGGTCGTCGAAGCTGTCGCCTCCCTTGATGTTAGCCGCCAGGAGGAGATTGGCCGACAGTTCGAGGATTTGCGGACAATAGGCATGGAGCGAAAGAACAACTTGGTCATGGTCTCGTTCTGCAAGAACAACGGAATCACGATGCCGGAGAAGTTCGCAGAGACAAATGGGCTCGAGAAAGTGGCCTGGTGCTTCGTCACTTTCACTGGTGACAAGTGGGAGGCGCTCAAGACGCAGACATTCATTGAGAGCTTCAAGCACTGGCGTGGCTACAATCTGGCGTTCAGGGAAGATCCGGAGCCGGGACTGATCAAGAAGCACAAGAAGGATTTGGAGAAGGCAGTCGGTGAATGGGTGTTCAACCGCGAGTATCGCGGCAAGAACTGCGAGAGCGAATGCTACAGCGTGGGAGACCGGGAGTACATCGTCTTCCTGCTTACCGACTATCAGGACTCCGGGCGATTCTGGAGTGGAGAACGCGCAAAGTATGTCACGCTGGACGAAACGAACCTTGCGCCCAGCTTCTACATCGTCGTCACTTTCAACGTCGCCACGTTCAGGATGAACGTTCTGTTTCCCACAGCGCGGAACAACAATTCGCAGGCCTGCCGAGGCATCTGCGAGCTGGTGTGCGACACGGCCTTTGGTAAGGGTGCCTGCAAGAAGGAGGCGGTTAAATACGACCTATCGTCTCTGCTGCAGGTCTCGGAGCTTCCGTATGTCCAGGACTCAGGAATCGTCAAGGCGCAGATCGTGCGTGTGGAGATATCCCTCGATCCGAACGGGGAGCGCACACGTTCCTACGGAGAGAAGGACGGTGACATCCATGAAAGGATACGAGCCGAACTGACGGCGTTGCGCGATCAGGTTCCGGAAGAGGACATTAAGGTTAGACGCGGACAGATACGCTTTACGTACAAGCTGTCCGATGGCAAGGAACACAAGCGGACGGTGGAGCTGTCCAACTCCTCGTCGACTATCGCAAGTGCGACTTCCGAGACGCAGAAGTTGATAAACGCATATCTGGCCCATGAGTCAGTAGGGATTCTTTCGGATGAAAACAATCAAGAGAATGACGGTTAGGCTCGCCGATGACGAGTTCCGGATGTCCTGTGCTGACGTAGAAGGCGCAGACGCACATCCTTTGGCGCGGGCAGGGATTCTCAGGCCAGTTGGAATTTGCGACCCCTGGAAGTGTTCTGCTTGTGATGAGCCATGCTTTGCCGAAGTTCCCGCTCCGTTCCAGTACAAACATGACGACGGCAGCAAGGTGTGGGGTGTGACATGCGATGCAGACGGGACGACCGTTGATGTCCGTTCTCAGTATGTCGCTGCGATATGGAGCTATGATGCAAGACGCATGGCAGAGATGCTGGGCAGACTTCTATACTGCAATGGTGTCCGTTCCGAGAGAACGGAAAGTGTGTGGAAACTTGGAGAAAGTGGGAATCCTGCACTAAGATGTATTGAGCTTTATTTGATGACACGGATCAAGACTGCTAATGAGCAACAAGTCGCCGTGTCGATTCTTGCCGAACGCCCCAGCATCATTATTGCTGGGCACATTAGTGATGCACAGCTGCTAAAAGGAATCCGTGAGCGCGTGGTCCCGCTTGTGGACATTCTCTCCGTAGAAGGAAAGAAACTCGCAGTAGACATCAAACCGTTATTGTCCATAGCGGCAAGAAACTTACAGCCTCTGAAGGCACCCGAACCGGAGCAGCCTACGTTAATCCCCAACGATGCCGCACGAAGATTGCCGTCCGACTTGATGTCGTTGGCTGGAGTCATTGAGGAATTCAACGCGTCCAAAAGGTTGGATATGTTTGGGAACCCTCGGTTTATCCAGTATGTTTGCAGCATAGCGAGTACAGCCGGACAAAGCATGGTTCCGGCGGACATATCGAGAGCGGAAGAAGAATGGACGAAGATAGTGAAGGCTCTTAGCTCGATGCTGTGTCGCATTTCAGAAGAAGCAGGATTAAATACACGTTCGTTTCTCTGTTGGCTTAAATGTCATCTTCACATTACGGATAGAATGGCCGGGCCAGTGTTGTCCAACATCATCTCCTCGGAAGTGGTTACCGGTCTGCGCGACAGATGTAAGGAAATCGGCATCGCATGCCACGCCCAATATGCGCCGCATATAGAGATTATGTTCGATGGCGAATTCGATGCAGCAAGGGATTTGCCGGAGCCCTTGCCATTCTCGCGTGCAGCAAAGTCGGACACAACAGAGTACCCTGTCGCAAACAATGATAGTCTGTCACTTGCGGAAATAACGAAACTGCTCGACTTCTTTGAAAGTGGCGGCTATGTCCTTGATGGGACAAAGCTCACGGACAAAGTGTTTAACAAATTGACCGAAAGAGCGATTGGTGTCAGAATAAAGGATCTCTATGCCAGCTATGGGCTTTCCAAGGGGAAGTCGTTAAGGCGATATGTAGAAACAAATTGGGACAAGGCTCGAACATTGTTTCAGGCATTGCTTGAGAACTACGAGCTGAACATGCTTGAGGCCGACAAGCGCACATGGGATATGGATCCCGGCAACAAATTGCTTGGCGGCAATCGCTCGCGAAAGAATTATGAATGGTGTAAGCACATACTCACCACAACATCATCCGACCGCCGTGCTATGCGGAGAATGGCTTTGGTTCGTAGCAACTCTCCTGTCACCACACCAGAACAGCAGACAGCCAATGTAGCGACAGCCGAATTGCTGACAGTAATGCACGAACTTAAGGGAACAATGCTTGAAACGAGAGATGGCGTGGCCGCAGCCCGTGAGGAAATCAAGAGCGAAGGCAAGAGAATGCGTGCGGCCATAAAGCGAAGTCAAAGGTCAAACAGGGAACGATTCTCGGAGGAAATCCAAGAGTCGGCACACCACATCTGGATAAAGTACCACAAGAGTAAGGACATTCAGCCTTCCAATCCTAAACGGAAGTTAACTCATGAAGATGTGTTCAACTATGCAAAGCAAGAACTTGCGGCGCTTGCAGAACCTATAACCTCAGCTGAGGAGTTTGAACGGTGTCTTGGTGCAAGAAGCGACCGAATACGTAGAAACGGGAGTAAAAAACCGCAAAAGTAGAGGTCAAGCGGTTTTTAACAAAAATCATCATTTTAACATTGATACATCAAACGCCGTCCTTTACAGGGCGGCGTTTCCTTTAGGCTTTACCTTGTCCCACCTCTAAAAACCGCAAAAGATAGTTTGCGGTTTTTTGCATAGGAAAATTTTTCGCGTCGTGGAGGAGCAAAAGCTCCGAGAGCGGCGCGAAAATGCGAGAAACAGAAAAATCAGGCAAGAAGCCAGAACACTCAAGGTCAAAGTACAATCCAAAGCCCGACGTTCCAATCCCGGACGAGCTGGTGTATCTTCTCTCCGAGTTTGCGAGGAAGGTGCAACGGCGATACCGGGACTTCTCGGACGATGCGCGCGAGGAGCGCAAGTCTGAAATCTGTGCCCGCCTCGTCGCTGCGGCCAACAAGGCACACGCAGTCTTCCGCGAAGATGCGGGGACAACCTACAAGACGCACCTATGGAGAGCACTCAACTGGGAGTCGCTCAAGTACTGCCGCGACACGAAGCGGGCCATCCATCGAAGGGGCGGCATCATAATCGTCTCACTTGACGCCCCCGTTGAGAATGACGATGGAGAGGAAGGCTCAACGCTTCACGATTTCATTGCCGACGGCAACAACCACTTCGAGAGGCATGATACACATACAGAGTTCAGGGAGATGCTCGCCGTTCTGCGGAAACGTAATCCCTACTTCGCACACGTGGTCGACCTCTATCTCCAAGACCTTGGCGACGACTTTGTGGCCGAGTGCCTTGGCGTGAAGAAGCGTACGTTCCAAGAGCGCATCTGGCCGAAGGTCAAGAAGGAACTTCGGAAGGTCGCCAGATTTCTTTCGGGGAACTGCTCGGTTGTTGGGTAATAAGGTGCGGTGTCATGAAAAGACCAGGATACCTATTGGACATACCCGCAACGGACTACCACGCCGACTCTGCGAACGGACGCTTTGTCAGTTCGCACAATTTGGCGATTTTCCGTTCTTGCCCTTTCACTTACCATCTCCTCATGACGGGGAAGATGAGACGTCCCGAAACCCCTGCCCTCGCCTTCGGGCGGGCCGTGCATTGCTACACCCTTGAGGGCTTCGATGCATGGAACAAGGAGTTCGTCGTGACGGACGGGCCGGTCAATCCGAAAACCGGGCAGCCATTCGGCAGGACGAGCCAGAAGTTCGCGGACTTTATGGCTACGCAGACGAAGGAGATCGTGTCGTGCCGCGAGTTCGAGTCCATCGAGAAGATGGCCGAGAACGTGTGGACGCACCCGGAGGCGAAGAAGCTGCTCGAAAGCGGAATCGCCGAAGGCACGATCCGAAACGAGGACTACTGCGGCATCGCGGCGCAGGCGAGAATCGACTGGTTCTCGCCCGACTACGGCATTGTCGATTTGAAGACGACATCCGACGGCATCGAGTGGTTCGAGACGGCCGCGCACAAGTACGGCTACGCCTACCAGATGGCGTTTTACCGCCGCCTTCTGGAGATTGCGTCCGGGACGAAGTATCCCGTTTACGTGGTCGCAGTCGAAAAAGCGGAGCCTTATCGTGCTGCTGTGTTCCGCTATGCCGAGGACGTGCTTGACCAGGCCGAGGCGGAGAACGAGTCCGCGATACGCGAGCTGCTCGAATGCCGCGAGAAGGACGAATGGCTGACGCGCTTCCAGGAGACGAGGCCGCTCACGAAGATCTGACGATTTGGGCGGCCGGGTGGCCGTCCATTCACACACACAACGAAAAAGAAAAGGAAAGACGAAATGTCCTTACTTGAAAAGATAACGACGGGAACGAGGCCTAAGCCTCCTCGCATCCTCGTGTACGGGCCGGCCGGAGTCGGCAAGTCGAGCTGGGCTGCGCAGGCGCCGAGCCCGATTTTCATACCCACGGAGGACGGACTCGATCAGATTGATTGCGCCCGCTTCGACCACGTGACGGACTACGCGAAGTTCATCGAGTGCCTAAAGGCCGTGCGCGACGAGCAGCACGAGTTCAAGACGCTCGTCATCGACTCGCTGACGGCGCTCCAGAACCTCGTCACGGACGGCGTCTGCAAGGCTGCAGGCGTGAAGTTCATCGAGACCGCCTACGGCGGCTACAACCGTGGGCAGTCCGCCGCCTTGACGCAGATGCGCAAGGAGGTGTATTCGCTCTTCGACGAGATCAGGGCGAAGCGCAACATGGCCATTGTGCAGATCGCGCACGACCACATCGAGAACGTGAAGCGGGCTGACGGCACTACCGACCGACGGCTCGCTCCACGGCTCATCGCGGGCATCTGCGACTGGGTCGCGGAGTGGAACGACATCGTCATCTCAGCCGACTTCCGCACCATCGAGGACGCGAATGGCAACAGGATGATCGTCGGCAAGAACGGCGGCGAGCGCGAGATGTACGCCGTCGGCACGATGCACCGCCTCGCCAAGAACCGCTACAACATCGCCCCTGGGCCGCACCCGTTCACGTGGGCAGCTCTCTGGGAGGCAATCTCCACGGCGAACGCTGGCGCGAACGCCCCGGCCGCAGCAGCGACCACAACCACCACCACAACCGAAACAACGCAGCAGGAAGGAAAGTAAGCCATGGAAGAAGTGTTTTTTGACGCAACGGGCGTCGAGCCGGCGGGGTCTTTCGACCCTCTCCCCGCAGGGGACTACGAGGTCGTCATCGTCGAGTCGACGTGGAAGCCCACGAAGGCAGGGACGGGGTCGTACCTTGAAATCAAGGCGCAGGTCACTAAGGGCGAACACGAGAAGCGCAACCTCTGGGCGAGGCTCAACCTCAAAAACCCGAACGCCACGGCGGTGGAGATCGCCAAGCGCGAGCTTTCGGCGATCTGCCACGCCGTCGGAGTGCTTCGCCCCAAAGCCAAGGAGGAGCTTCACGGCATCCCCCTCGTCGCCAAGGTCGTGGTGAAGGACAACCAGAACGGCGAGCCGACGAACGAGGTCAAGGGCTGGAAGCCCGTCGAGGGCGCGCAGCAAGCCGCAGCCGCCCCGTCAGCACCCAAGCAGCCCGTCAGCGCGGGAGGCGCTCCCTGGTGAGGCGTCTCGACGCCATCCTTCCGTATCCTCCGACGGTCAACAACTACTATCGCCACGTGGGATGCCGCGTCCTGATCAGCAGAGAGGGACGCAAGTACCGGACGATGGTCGTTTCCAGGCTCGCCGGAACGAGGCCGCTTGAAGGACGCCTGTCCTTCACGGCCATGCTCTATCCGAAGGATCGGCGTCGCAGGGACGCGGACAACATCCTCAAGTCGCTCCTCGACTCGCTTGCACACGCCGGGACGATGCACGACGACTCGCAGATAAAAGTGCTGCATGTCGAGATGCGCGAACCAGACGGCGAGGCGCGGGTGGAGGTGCGGCTTGAGGAGCTTGGATAGGCGAGCCGGAGAAAGAAACGACATGGCTTTGCGATACTACCAGGAAGACGCCGTGAGGGCCGTCTACGACCACCTTCGGCGGAAGCAGACGAATCCGTGCGTCGAGATGCCCGTCGGGTCCGGCAAGAGCTGGGTCTTGGGGCAGATCGCGTCCGACACGGTGAAGGAGTGGAACGGACGCGCCCTCGTCGTGGCCGGCGCGAAGGAACTTCTCCAGCAGAACGCGGAGAAGATATCCCTCGTCGCGCCCGACGTCAAGGTCGGCATATACTCGGCGGGACTCGACTCCCGCGACGCCACCAGCCCCGTGGTGGTCGGCGGCATCCAGTCGATCTACGACAAGGCGGAGCTGCTCGGCCCCCGGCAGGTGTGCATCATCGACGAATGCCACCTCATCCCGCCGGAGGGCGACGGGATGTACAGGACGCTCATATCGGGCCTTCTGAAGATAAACCCGAAGATGCGGATCATCGGCTGCACGGCGACCCCGTACCGCCTCAAGGGCGGGATGATATGCAAGCCGGACAACATCCTCAACGAAATCTGCTACAAGATCGGGCTGAAGGAGCTGATCGACAAGGGATTCCTCTCGAAGCTCTCGGCGAAGTCCGGGCGCAACATCGCCAAGTTCGACTCCCTGCACATACGCGCCGGCGAATTCGTCGCCGAGGAGGTCGAGCGGGCGATGTCCGAGGACGCGGTCGTATCGTCCGCCTGCCGCGAGATCGTGGAGCTGACGCAGAGCCGCAAGAGCGTCCTCGTGTTCTGCTCGTCCGTGGCTCATTGCCGCTCGGTCGCCGAGAAGATTTCCCGCCTCGCGGTGACGGAGTGCGCAGTCGTCACGGGCGACACGCCATCGTGGGAGCGAGCCGAGACACTGGAGCGGTTCAAAGGGCATGAAGTGGCGTCCGACCTCTTCGGAACCCCGAAGCCGCCCTTGAAGTTCGTGTGCAACGTCGAGTGCCTGACAACGGGATTCGACGCGCCGAACATCGACTGCGTGGCATTGCTGCGCCCCACGATGTCGCCGGGGCTTCTGATGCAGATGTGCGGGCGCGGCACAAGGCTCTCGCCCGACACGGGCAAGACCGACTGCCTCATCCTCGACTTCGGCGGGAACATCGAGCGGCACGGATGCCTCGACTGCCTACGTCCGCCGGGCGAGAGATCCGGCGAGAGGCAGGGGCCGCTGGCGAAGTCCTGTCCGCAATGCCGGACGATGATGCCGCTCCCCCTCATGACCTGCCCGGAGTGCGGGTACGAGTACCCGCGCAAGGAGCGCGAGGTCAGAATCGACGCCACGGCGTCCACGCTCGGCGTCCTCTCCGGGGAGACGACGGTCGAGACGCTGGAGGTGACGCACGTGGACTACGACCCCTGGACGAAGCGCGGAGCGCCGCCCAACTCGACGAGGACTGTGCGCGTCACGTACTGGTGCGGCCTCAACGAGCGGCATTGCGAATGGGTCTGCCCCGAACACACGGGCTATGCGAGGCGCAAGTTCGTCGAGTGGTTCAAGGCGAGGCGCGTCGCGGAAGACGTGTTCATCCCCGCGAGCGTGGACGAGTTCCTTGAGGCCGTTTTCGCCGGGATGGTGAAGGACACGAAGTCCATAACCGTCCGCCGCACGACCGGCAAGCGGTACGCGGAGGTGATAGCGAGTGTTCCTGGCGATCCGCCGGAGAACAGCCCGTTCAACAGGGACTATTCCGAAGAGGATTTCGAGGACATCCCGTTTTAGGAGGTTTCGGCATGGAAGAGGAAGACTTCGAGTTCGAGGAGAGGATGGCGAGGCGCGCGATGCTGGTCGAGCGGATCGTCCGCTACGCGGTCGGCATCGCCGTGCTTGCCGTCGTGGTCGCGTTCTTCTGCCGCATCGCGGCCAGCCATGCGGACAAAAGCGCGAGCGACCCGTGGATGCAGGCCATAGACAACGCAAGGCGGAGCCGGACGGAGGGCGGATGTCGGGAATAGAGGCAGAACTCGCGCTCTCCTACCGCAAGGCCGGACTGTCCGTTCTCCCTGCGGTCAAGACGAAGAAGCGCCCCGCCGTGGGCGTCTGGCGCACATGGGCTGGGCGGCTTCCAACGGAGGTTGAGGTCGAGGCGTGGTTTTCCAACGCCCACGACGCCGTGTGCATCGTCGCCGGCAAGGTGTCTGGCAACCTCGAGTGCATCGACTTCGACCAGAAGGCGGAAGCCTACGACGCATGGTGTGCAAAGATCGCTCCTGTAGTGCTCGATAGTGTCGTCGTTGAGTCCACGCCTTCCGGCGGGAAGCACGTCGTCTACCGGTGCAAAGAACCCGTCGAGGGCAATGCGAAGCTCGCGCAGGGAGTCCGGGACGGCAAGCGCAAGACCCTCATCGAGACTCGCGGCGAGGGTGGACTCTTCCTCTGCGCCCCGTCTCCCGGCTACGCTCTGGAGCGCGGAGACTTTGAACACATCCCCGTCATTTCGCAGGAGACGCGACAAGCCCTCCTGTCCGCCGCGAGGGAGCTGGACGAGCCGGAGGCCAAGCCGGCCCCGAAGAACGCGACACAGGGGCCACAGTCGGCCTTTCTGACGCGTCCTGGAGACGATTTCTGCGAACGGGGCGACATCAGGCCGGTTCTGGCCTCCCACGGGTGGACTTTGTGCGGACAGAACCCGGACGGAAACGAGCTGTGGACGAGGCCGGGCAAGGACGCGAGGGCAGGCCATTCGGCGACCCTCAAGGACGGCGTGTTCTACGTGTTCTCGTCGAACGCCGCGCCGTTCGAGCCGAACAAGGGGTACAACGCATTTCAGGTGTACGCCGTCCTTGCACACAACGGCGACTATACCGCTGCTGCTAAAGATCTCCTCTCGCGGGGCTACGGGACAGCCGAACAGGACGATCACAGCGTGGACATCTCCGCGATCATGGACGGAGGATGCACACGCTCCGGGGACTCCGACGACGAGGACAAGGCCACGCAGAACGAGAGCTTCGCCGACCCCGGCCCGATGCCGCCGGAGCTGTACGACGTCCCAGGCTTCGTCTCGGAGCTTACGGGCTACACGCTCCGCACCGCCCCCTATCCGAACAAGGCCCTCGCCTTCGCCGGCTCTTTCGCCATGCTCGCGCACCTCGCGGGCCGCAAGTTCAAGGACGAGTTCGGAACCCGCCCGAACGTGTACATCCTCTCGCTCGCGGCGTCCGGCTCCGGCAAGCAGCATCCGCGCAGCGTGAACGTGTCCCTTGCCGCCCTCAAGGGGTTTGCGTCTGAGATGGGCGACTACTTCGCCTCCGGCGAGGGGCTTGAGGACTCGATGCTCGTCTCGCCCTCGATGCTGTTCCAGATCGACGAGGCGGACACGCTCTTCAACACGGTGAAGATGGAAGACCCGCGCGCCGAGATGCTGAACTCGATGCTGCTGCGCTTCTTCTCCGAATCCTCCTCGGCGCACATCATGCGCAAGAAGGCCGTGCAGAAAGGACAGAAGGCGTCGTCGAGCTGCATCATCCAGCCGCACCTGACCTTCCTGGGGACGGCAGTCCCGAAGTTCCTGTACCAGTCGCTCTCCGAGCGCGTACTCTCGAACGGACTTCTCGCCCGATGCCTCGTCCTTGAGGCCGGGGAGCGCGGCGAGGCGAACGAGAATCCCGCCGAGGAGGACTTCCCGCAGCGAATCCTCGACGACATCGACGAGTTCAAGCGCATCGCCTGCGACCAGTCGATGTTCTGCGAGTTCCCGCAGCCGAGGACGGTCCCGATGGAGGCCGCGGCCCGGCTTCGCGTGAACGAGATACGCCGCGAGGCCGACGCCAACTACCGCAGGTACGAGAAGACGAACTCCGAGGCCGCTCTCGCGCTCTGGGCTCGCGCCGGCGAAAAAGTCATGAAGTCCGCGCTCGTCTACGCCCTCTCGCAGTCGGTCTCGTCACCCGTCATCACGAAGGAGGCCGTTGAATGGGCGTACCGCTTCGTGTTCCACGCGACGAACAGGATGCTGTACCAGTGCAGCCTGTACGTGTTCGACGGCGAGTTCGACCGCAGGATGAAGATGGTGCGCCAGAAGCTCGTCGCCAAGGGGAAGGGCGAACTCTCGTACCGCAACCTCCTGCGCTACACGCATCTGGAGAAGGACGAGCTGAACCGCATCGTCGAGACGATGGTCGCCCGCGGGGACATCGAGACCTCTCCGGGCGCGAAAGGCCGAGTGGTCATTACCCTCAAGAGGTGACAGCCATGCATCCAAACGCCATCTCCAACTGTCGCAATCCTGTCACAACCTGTCACAAAGACGTGACGGATGAAGCCGTCCGCCGCCCTGAACCGTCACAACTGTCACAGTCCTTTGTGACAGTTCTGCGACAGTTGGCGAAGATGGAAGAAGAAGTAGAAACCTCAATAAAAACACATATTTCACTCTTCTCTGCCATCATCTGTCACACTGTCACAGGGGGGTGGGGCCGGAACGCGTATTCTGGCGTTTTCGCACGTGAATCCGCTTCCGCGCCTCGCGCGCGCGAAAAGTGCGACAGATGCAAAGCGACGCCCCCGGCGGGTGCGAAGGCGCAAAGGAATACGCCGTTGGAATCCCACCGGGGTCGTCGGCGAACAATATACCCTATCGCGGCATCAAAGTCAACGGCCCATCTGCCGAAACCGGCGGTATTTGTAGTTTTGGCGGGCGGACGCCCGCCCGTCCCGGAATCGCGGGGCGGTTCCCCCCTAAACCCCTTCAAAGGGCAGGGCGCGGGAAGGAGCGGGGCTTATAACCACACTTTATTTATTTCGGGAAAATCCCGGAAAGGAGAAAAACATGACTAAAATCCAGAACCTGCGGATCGACTCGCTCACGCCATACGAGAACAATCCGCGCTTCAACGACAACGCCGTAGCGGGGGTGGTGGCTTCCATCCGGCAGTACGGCTTCATCGGCGCGATCATCGTGAACAAGGATCGCGTCATCATCAACGGGCATACGCGCGTAAAGGCGATGAAGGAGCTGGGGGCGGAGACGATCCCCGCAATCGTAGTCGACCACCTTACCCCGGAGCAGGAACGCGCCCTGCGGATCGCCGACAACAAGACGGGAGAGGTCGCGGAGTGGAACGAGGAGCTGCTCAAGGCCGAGCTGAAGGCGCTTGAGGAGGCTGGCTTCGACATGGGGGCCTTGGGCTTCGACACGTCGGAGCTGGACGAACTCATCGGCGGCACGGCGGACATGGTCGGACAGACAGATCCGAACGAGGTACCGGAGACACCGGAAGTCCCGGTGTCTAAGCCGGGCGAAATGTATAGGCTCGGCAACCACACTCTCCTCTGCGGCGACTCCACCAAGGCGGTGGACGCAGCAAGGGTGTGCAAGGACGGCGAGGCGAATTGTCTCATCACCGATCCGCCGTACAACGTGGACTACCACGGCTCCGACGGGCAGTCGATCCAGAACGACTCGATGGAGGACGTCAAGTTCCGCGAGTTCCTGCGCGCGGCGTTCGGAACCGCCGAGAAAGCGATGAAGCCGGGCGCGTCGTTCTACATCTTCCACGCGGACTCGGAGGGCTACAACTTCCGGGGAGCCTGCTTCGACGTGGGCCTTCGCGTGAGGCAATGCCTCGTCTGGAAGAAGAACTCGCTCGTCCTCGGACGCCAGGACTACCACTGGATTCATGAACCATGCCTGTACGGATGGAAGGACGGCGCGGCTCACGAGTGGTACGCCGACCGCTCGCAGACCACCGTCATGGAGTTCGACAAGCCCAAGAAGAACGATCTCCACCCGACGATGAAGCCGGTCGAGATGCTCGCGTACCTTCTCAAGAACTCGACGAAGCGGGGCGACGTCGTGTTCGACCCGTTCGGCGGCAGCGGCTCGACCTTGATTGCCTGTCAGCAGACGGGGCGCGTCTGCCGCACCATCGAACTCGACCCCAAGTACTGCGACGCGATCCGCCGCCGCTGGGCCGAGTTCATGCACGGCGAGGGCTGCGACTGGGTCGCGCTCACGCCGACAGCCGACGGAACCGGACAGCAAGAGATGGTACCACAGGACACTGTAGATGTCGCCGGAAGCACACGCCCCGGCGCAGATAGCGAAAGATAGCAGTAGACAGGCGGCTATGGACGCCGCCGCTGCACACGAAAACCAGAACAGACAGGAGCAAACGACAATGATACAGACATCGGAATACTGCGCCGTCGGGCATCCCGACCGCACGTGCGACTACATCGCGTCGCACATCCTCGACCGCCACCTCGAACTCGACCGGAATGCCCGCGTCGCCCTCGAAGTGCAGCTGAAGGACGCGTTCTGCACCGTTTCCGGCGAGGTCACGTCCTCGTGCGGATTCACGGACGCGGAAATCGCCCGGTTCTGCCGCGAGGCGGTGAACGAGATCGGCTACACGAAGGACTACCAGGCGCTCTTCGGCGTCGAGAACTGCATCTGCGGCGACGACCTCGACGTGACCTGCCACCTCTCGCGGCAGTCCGCCGACATCGCGCAGGGAGTGGACGCTGACGGCTGGGGCGACCAGGGTATCTTCTGGGGACTTGCCGTCAACGATCCGTCACGTGGCTTCATGCCGAAGGACTACCACCTTGCACGGGCGGTCGCGCAGCACCTCTGCGGACACCGCTTCGGCGGTCGGGACGTGAAGACGCAGGTGACCGTCGAGGACGGGCTTCCCGTGGAGTGCGTCGTCGCGATTCCGATCCGCCCGGAGTGCGAGGAATCCGCCGTCGGCGCGGTAAGGAACTACGTCCAGTCCGTCCTCGGCGCGGGATGCCGCGTCGTCGTTAACGGCACGGGGCGGTACGTGAAGCACGGCTCGATAGGCGACTGCGGCACGACGGGCCGGAAGCTCGTCGCCGACTTCTACGGCGGCAACTCCCGCATCGGCGGCGGTTCGCCGTGGGGCAAGGACCCGACGAAGGCGGACGTTACGCTGAACATCCTCGCCCGCGTCAAGGCTCTCGACTTCATGCGCGAGCGTAACCTCGACCTCGTGCAGTGCGCGATCTCGTGCTGCATCGGGCGGCGCGAGACGAAGGTCGCGTTCTTCGACGCGGAGAACCGGCTTCTCGAAACGCGGACGGAGGACGAACCGGCGTCGCACGTAGTCGAGTCGCTCGGTCTCCGCGAGCCGGGGTACGCGCAGGCCTGCGCGAATGGTCTATTCGGCTACGAGGCCCGGTAGGCGAAATGTCCCTTCGACGGAGAGACGACGAAGCGGGACGCATCGCCCCTGGCGGCGATCTCCCGCTTGATCGAGGAGTAGAGGGTCTGCTCCGGGGTCTTCCCCGCGCCGGGCGTCCAGAGTCCGCGCTCCTTCGCCGCCGCGACCATCTGGCGGCAGTTGAGCGGCTCGTCGCTCGCCTTCAGCACCTCTATCGCCGCAGCGAGGAGCGACATCCCCTTGGCCTTGGCCGGGGCGGACGCCGCCTTCGCGGTGGCCTTCGTCTCTTTTCTCTCGTTCTTCGCGGCGGGCTTCGCCGCAGTCTTCCTTGCTCTGCTCATGGTTTTCTCCTTGTTAGGTTTGAACGCCGCACATACTGGCGTAATCCGCAGGAGATTGCAAGCGGGTCAGGCGAAATTTCTCACGGAGACGGCAATGCCAAGATTTGACGCAAAAGCCCTGCCGAAGGACGCCCTCGTCCAGGCGCTCAGGAACGCAGGGGCGAGGACTCTCACACCGGAGTCGCTGGAGGCAGACATCGCCGCCGGCGCTCCGATCAACGAGAACGGCACGATCAGCCTGTACGACTACGCGGCGTGGCTTCTCAATATGGAGGCTTACCGTGCCGGATAGCCGCATATCGCTCTCGAAGCTCAAGCCCACCGACGTGGTGAAGTGCGTGAACTCGACCGACTTCGGCACTGTCTTGAGCGCGTCGCAGATGTACCGCCACTTCGAGATGGGCGGCTACCGCATCGCAAGCCGCACCGATCCGAGGTGCATAAACTTCTACGCCTACGTCGCATGGCTCGTAGACCGCCACAACACGCCAGAAGACCCGTCCGGCGGCTATCTTCAGCATCGCGACGAGATGTCCCGGCGGCAGGCCGAGCAGTCGCTTCTGGGGCGCGACATCGGCGAACTGCCCGCCGTCGAGGACGCGGACAGGAAAGAGAAGTGCCGTCTCGACTTCCGCCTCTTCTGCGAGACGTACTTCCCGGAGGTGTACGTCCTCGAATGGTCTGACGACCATCTCCGCGCCATAGCCAAGATTCAGCAGGCCGTGCTGAAAGGTGGACTTTTCGCGCTCGCCATGTCTCGCGGCTCCGGCAAGTCCTCTCTCACGGAGACGGCTGCTATCTGGGCGATGCTCTACGGCCACCGCGAGTTCGTGGTCATCATCGGCGCGAGCGAATCCGCCGCGCTGGAGATACTCGACTCCATCAAGACCGAGCTTGAGGTGAACGAACACCTCGCCGCCGACTTCCCGGAGGTCGTGTACCCCATCCAGTGTCTCGACGGCATCGCCAACCGCTGCGCCGGGCAGCTCTACAAGGGCGAGCGGACGCGCATCGTCTGGACGGCGAACGAGATCGTCCTTCCGACAATCGCCGGGGCGAAGTCCTCCGGCGTCCTCGTCCGCGTGGCCGGCATCACGGGGCGCATTCGCGGCATGAAGTGCAAGAAGCCCGACGGACGCACGATCCGCCCGGAGTTCGTCGTGATCGACGACCCGCAGACGAGTGAGTCCGCAAGCTCGATGGAGCAGACCCGGAAGCGCGTCCGCACCCTCGCCGGCGACATCCTCGGCCTCGCCGGGCCGGGGAAGAAGATATCCGGCATCATGCCCTGCACCGTCATACGCCCCGGCGACATGGCCGAGCAGATTCTC